GGTTGAACCAACGAAACTCGGACCGAACACCGCGATCGGATTGTTCGAACCATCGAAGCCCAGCAACTTGTTCTGCCGGTTGGCTGGCAGATGCATGTCAACGGCTGCATCGGATTCGCGAAGCTGGAGCGAGCGCGTCCCCAGATCGCGACTGCGCTGCTCAAGCATCGTTAGCTTATCCAGCGCGTTCTCATGGGATTTCGCGGGGAAAGGATCATTGTTATTGTAGGAGGTCGTCTGCGTCACCGGAGGATCGCGGAAAATCGTGATGACGGCGCCGCTCAGTGCGGTCGGTGCAGGCGTGATCGTGGCAGTACCGCCGGAAGAAACGCCGGCTCCCGTCAAAGTGTAGCCAGTGCCGAGCGTAAGCGTCGTCTGCACGCCGGCGCTGCTTTGCAGCATTACCGTGATATCGGCGTTCGACTGGAAAAGAAAGGGTATCGGGAATGAAGTCGTGGCGCCGTCGCCGACGTAACTGATGCGAGACGTTTGCGATGCAATGGTCATGCGATTCCTTCCCCGCTGATTAGGCAGCGGCTTTTTGAAGCTGCGAGGTCTTGGCTTCGCGCGCTTGCTTGATGAGCGACGGATTTTGCATCAGGATCAAATCGCGCGCGGCTTCGCGTGACGACGAGATCGCAGTCTTGATCATTTCAATCCGCTGCGCCGGGGGCACGTTCGGATTGCTGATGATCGAGACCTGTGCATTCAATTTCATCTTTGCCATGCGGCCGGCGATCCTGGACATGTCGTCATATTGCTGTTCGGTCAGGTCGATGCCGCGGATTTTCTTGCCGATCTTGCCGATGCCCATGTGAAGATCGTCCATCGCCTTGACGACGGGATCGTTCGCATAGACCGGGATCGCGCCACCGTTCGGGATCGGCTCGCCGAACATATCCCGGCGCGGCATCAGGCTTTCCGACAGCCACGGGATTTTCGCCTGTGCGGCTTCCCAGATGCCTTGGGATTCGCGCTGGTAGGGATCGATTTTGCGGGCCGTCTGGCCGAGGCCGACCGACCACGGCATCCAGTTCGTGATCATGCCCTTGATGTACCGACCGCCGTATTCTTTCGGATGGAACATGGCGTCGAGCATGTCCTTGACGCCACGGAGGAAGGTTTCATCCAGCACGCTATGGGCAAAGCCTTCGAAGAACGACACCGCCAGCGTTGCCATGTCCTTGTCGCTCGAACCGTGCGCGGTCTCGTAAGTGTTGGCCGCAAACCGCATCAGCATGCCGAGCGGGCCGGTATTGCCATAAGCAAACGTGATGTCGCCGATCTGGATCGTGTTCGGCTTGTGGCTGAGCAGCCAGACGGAGCGCTGCGCGGGATCGGTCGGGCCGTCGCCGGTCATCATGCCTTCGCCCATCAGGCCGACGCTCATGCTCATCAACGCCACGCCTGCCGTGATCTTGGCGGCCTGGAAATCGACTTCGGCACCGCCCATCTCGCCCGACAGATTGGCGCGGACCTTCTTGTCGAGAATGCCGAGCGGCGTCCGCTCGATGAAGGCATTGCGCGTGATCTGCGAACCGATCTTCATGAAGGGAACGACGATCTTCGCGGCAAGATTATTGTTGGTGAAGCGAACCAAACCAGCCGTGCTGGAGTGATAATCGGTCGGCGACATGTAAAGCTCTTTGAGAGCATTACCGGTCGCATCCGTCATCATCGCTTCGGTCGGGCTGGTCGTGAGATCGGCGATCCGGTTGCTGAATGCCTCCCCGGCCAAGCCTTCCTGTGCCGCGGTGCGATATGCCAGCGCCTGCAAGTTCTGTTCGTACCGAAGCGCCTTGAAAAAGCTATGAATGCCCGCGACCGATTTGCTCGGCGTGCGCAGGATTTCCCCGACCATGCCCGGTATAGCGCGCTGCGCCTGAGCGAAGTGCGGCGAGACGCGCTCACCAGGTAACGGCGGCGAAACGCCAGACGTGAACGCCTCGATCGCAGCACTCAACCCGTCACGCGAGCCCTTGACCATGCCGTAAAGCTGCGCACCGGCCTCACCCAAACGCACGCGCTCGACAGCCTCGCCCTTGACGACTTCACGGGCCTTGCCGATGGCTGAAGCAATCGGGATTTCGATCAGCGGCGTGTACAGCGCATTGACCGCGTTGCTTACGATGTACCGGGTATGGGTGACCGGCCCCGAGATCAGCGCGTTGATGTAGTATTCGAGGATCGCATTTCGGAAGGTGCCTTTGGTGGTGTCGGTGACGAATTTCGAGGTCTGCTGTGGCGTTTGCAGTTTGGAAATGAACTTGGCTTCCTGTTGAAGCTGGAACAGGGTTTTGCCGGTCGCGTCCTTCAGGAAGGCGCTGACATCGCCTGCCACGCCTTCGGTGAACTTGGCCTGGAACGCCCGAAGAGCCCGCCCCGCCTCAGCCGTGACGCTGGAGACGCGCTCCTGAATAAGCTGGTGCCGGGCCTTGGCTTCCGCGTAGGCCATCACCTCGGCCTCGCCGCCTGTTGCAGCCTTCATGGCGAGGTCGTGAACCGATTGGGCGGACTGGATCAAGAGCCTACGCAGCGCCACGATCTGCGGCGCCGTCCATGCTTCGCCGATCTTGCGGGAGTCGATAAAGGCAGCGTCAACACCGGCGGCCTCCGCAAGGTCCAGGACCTGCGCGTCCGAGACCGGGCCGCGGACGTTCTGAAAGTCGCCGTTCTCTTCGGCGGTCTGCCGGATGATCTGGTTAAGATCCTCCGACGTGTGCAGATTGTCGAGCCGGATATTGCCGGCCTTGTCAGGGAACTTGTCGTGCGCGCTTACCGGCTCTTGGGTTCGAGCGACTTCTGGTGATCTACTGCCCGTTGGCGTAGCTTCATTTCCGCCCGCGCCGATCGCTCCAGTTGCTTCAGAACTTCCAGCTTCTCCGGTGTCTGTCCCGGTCGCATCTGCATTACTTGCAGGTTGCTGATTTCCTGCCTCACTCCGGCGAGCTTGGTCTGGAGTGTTTTCAAGTCGGGCATTGTTGTCCTCTGGAGCGTGCCGCGCGGCGACGCTATCACGTTCGCCTTGGATTGTCTCGGCGGCGGGATGCGCCATTTCCGGCGGGGTATGCTCGGCGTCGGCCTCATGGATGTCGGCGAAGGCCTTCGGCGGGGTCTCGGGCTCGATCCGAACGTCTTCCGGATGCAGGCTGATCAAACGGTCGAAAACGCCCCGGATTTCGTCGTTTATGGGGGATTTTAGCCGGGTGACGGTCTGGTAGATTTTGGTCAGCCAGTCCTTGAACTTGGCGAACACGCCGGCGAGGGCCTGGGTCGGGGCCTTGCCTTCCATCATGTAGCGCTCGAACCCGCGGGCGAACTTCTCATGATGGCTGGTTTTGATGTCTTCGGCGCTGTGGACGCCAAGCCAATTGCGAACCGCATCCGCATCGTCGCGCAGCGAACCCGGCGACGCCGGATGGTCCGCATCCTTCATCAGTTCTTCCAGCCATTGGTGGCCGGTTTCGTGGATGAAGGTGGAAGCGTTCGAGTCCTTGAATAGCGTGATGATCGGTTTGGCGTCGCCGCGCAGGACAATCTTGCCGCGCTTGATCTGGTCCAGCGTGAGCGCCGGAACGGGCTCGACGGCGCCAGCGCCGCCCTCGGGCTTGGTCGGCTCCTCAACGGCAGCAGCCGCATCGCCTTCTGGCGCCGGCCTGATCGGCTCAGACCGTGACGGCGCAACGCCATCGCCCGGCCAGATGTCGGGCCCTTCGGCCGCGTAAAGCTCCTCAGCGGTGCCTTTGGCGCCCTCGAACCGCGCCGCGCGCGCCTCGTAATGGGATGCGATGATCTGCGCCGATGCGCTGGCCTCGTCCGCTGGACGGCCAGCGTCGATCAGCTTTTGCGTCACGTCCGCCACGATGGGATTCGGGCCGGCTTCCACCGGTGCCGGTCCCGTATCTGCGGCGGGAATTCCCGGCTCGGCAGCCGGCGCGTGCTCGGGAGCCGGCGTTTCGAGCGGAGCAACGCCGGGCTTGGGCGCTGCGGCTTCCTCGGCCTTGATGACTGCGGGTTGATCGCCTGAGATAGGCACTTCCGGCGTCGGCGCAGTGCCGAAATAGCCATCCTCACCGGCGCCGATGACGTTGAGCGATTTGGCCTGTTCGATCTCAGCCAATGCCGGATGGGGTACGCCATGCGGAATGCCTGTCGGCGCGCGCATGCCCGTCGGGAACGCCTCGAATGCCGCGGCAGCCTCGCGACCGAGTTTCGGTTGGCCGGCTTCCTCGCCGATCTGCGCTACCGCTGCCTGCGTACCGGCAAACATCGCCGGCAATCCGCGCATGATCGGATCGACAAGGCCGACAGCGGCCGATCGGAATAGCGATTCATTCGCGGCCTTGATGACGCTGCGCTGGCCCTTGTCATAATCGTTGAAAATGCCGGCCTTCTTGAGGAAATCGGTCGTTTCCTGCGATAAGCCGCCCGGCTCGGCGCCCCAGCCCTGCTTTGCGCCCTGTCCGAACGAGTCCAGCACGCGCGCGACCGGGTTGACCGTCGTGTCACCGAAGATCAGGTCTTGAATAGGCGATGTGCCGAGCGTTTGCCTTCGATAGCGATCCTTTTCGACCTCGGGCGGGAACAATTCGTCAACCGACTTCGCTTGCGGCGGGAAAAGCTCGTCAACATCGTGCGGCGCGGCGGCTACCGGCGCTGAATTGTCGGCGGCGAGCGCCGGCGTGGCCGGTTGCGTCTCTGTCCCAGGCAATTGAACGTCCATTACTGGCTCACCGGGACTTGCGCGGCTTGAGCGCTGGTCTTGCGCACGGCCCAGCCTCGATCGATTGCCAGTTGATCGGCCTGCGCCTTGGGGATCTTGCCGGCGCGGTAGGCCGAGACCAGATCATCCAGCGATTTGACGGATTTCGGATCGAATGCGGTCGGCGCTTCGCCCTTATGGGTCGGGCTGCCGCCGATCGTGTCGGAAAACCACTGATCCACGGGACGTTTGAAGCCTTCGATGGCCTTGCCGATGTAGGAAGGGCTGTCGGGATTGAGCAATTCGGTGGCCGACTTTCCCGCTTTGCGTCCGGCATCGTAAGCCGGCAGCGCTTGCGCCATGAATTTCAGGTAGAGCTCGTCGCCCTTCGGGTCTTTCAGGTGCAGGCCTTCGTCCGATCCGCTGATCTGGGCCTTGGCGAGCTTGAAAAACTGCTGTTTCATCTCGCCTTCAGCCACACCTTCGGGCGTCTTGCGGCCCTGAATTTCCGTCACCAGCTTGTCCACGCCAGCCACGGTCAAATCGCCATTCGGGCCGACATGCGCATAGAGCGACGCGGGATCAGTCAGCCGGTTCGGATCGTTATCGGCGGCGTGGACTTGCTGATAGAGTTGGGTGAAGCCCGGCCCATAGGTCTTATCGGCCTTCTCGCCGCCGCCCGTCGCCGCCTTGACGTTGAACAGTTTTTCCTTGGCGTCCTTGGTCAGCGTCGTGTCGTTGAGGATGTCCCGACCACTGAGTTGCGGCTGGTCGGAATGGATATCCTTGAAGACTTCCAACTCGCGATTGTCGGAAGCAGTCTTGATTGCCGCCGCACGGCGCGCATCGGCCTGTTTTTGGTCAACTCCAGCCGCGTGAAACTGATGATCCCAATACAGCGCCTTGGTGGCATTCGGCAGCACCGGCGCAGCGTCGCCGCTGCTGGCGTCCGTCGTGTCCCCGCTGGCGTCGGCGTTGGGCTTGGTGGCATCAGGAATGACCGCGCTGCTATCGGCGCTCGCGACCTTGACACTAGGAGCGCTACCGGATGCCCGGCCGTTCGCCAGAAACGCATCGGCGCTCGAATAGTGCTCCCGCTGGATGGTCTGGACATGCGACGCGATGTTGCCGTTGCCGTCCGAGGCCGCCCAGCGCGGTTGGCCGTTGGCATCCAGTGAACCGGCATTCACGATGGAGTAGATTTGCGCCAGCCCCATGCCGGGCTTGACGCCGCGGTCGCGGAGATAGTTTTCGACCGCGGGCAACTGATCGTTGAAGGATTGTCCCGGCTTCACGCCGTATTTGGCGCGCTCCTCGGGGCCAAACTGAATGAGGCCCTGATAGTTGCCGCCCTTGCCGCCCATCATGGTCGGATCGAAACGGCCGCCGGTCTCGTAGGAGATCACTGCGGCGAGGTCTCGAGGGGCAATGCCTAGATTGTTGGCGACGCGCGCGACGCCGCCGGCCTGACTGTCACCGAATTTCGGGACCGAACCGTAGTATTTGTCTCGCAGGCCCTGCGCGCCCTGCAGATCGCCGGCCTTGGTCTTGCTTTCAATCGCGGCGTCGATGACGCCCTGTTGCCATTTGTCCTTCTGATCGACGAGCTGCGCGCCGCCCCAAAGGGATTTTCCGCTTGCTGCGTTGCCTTCGACGCCCTTCAGGGCATCGTCTACGCTCATCGAGCCGGACAACACCTGCGACTTGAGCGCGTCCACATTGTCGTTCAGCGTGGTTTGAAGCGCGGTAACCTTCTGATTATTGGCGACCACGACGCCCTTGACCAGCGCGTCGGCCTGCATCCCGGCAAACTGCGTATCGACCCGCGCCTGCGCCGTCTTGGACGGCTGCAAGCCCCGCTGCGCGAGGCCCTGCGTAACCCCGTCATTGGCCGACTGGAGCCGCTGATTGAGGTCGGCCATGTATTCCGGGCCGCCGTCCGGAAACGCCTTCTGCGCATCTAACTGAGCCTGCGCAATGGCCGGCGCCATGCTGACCTGATGGGTCTGGACGTAGACCTGATCCTGCGCATCCTGCGTCTTGTTGTAGAGATGTGCGCTGAGCGAAACCGCGGCGTTGCCGAGATTGGCCGCACTGGCGCCGATCTGCGCTCCGAAATCATTAGGCGTGGCCTGCACACCGGGATCGCGCGCCGGCGCAACGTCCGGAATTGCATCGGCGCCGGGCAGTTTGACGGTGACGGCCATCAGGCGGTCACTCCGGTTTTCATGCCGCCGAACTTGCCAACGCTGGTCAGGAGCGAAGATCCCGCATCAAGATACGACGCCGTGACTGCATTCTGACCGTTCATCTTCTGCAACTTGGCCTCATCGAGGTCGCGAGAGGCCCTGAGCTGGCCGCCTTGCAAGGTGCGGGCTGCACCAAGCGCGACCTGACGAACCGTGTTCTCGTCCACCATCAAGGGCGAGCCCGAGCCGGTGACGCCGGATGATCCTTGGCTGGCGACCTGAGAGGCTTCCTGGTCCGACCCCTTGCGGATGAAATCCTGCGTGGACGCTCCAGCCTGATCTACCTCTTCCGCGGCCTTTGTCGTATCGACGCTGGCATTGTACTGAGCAGCCTGGTTGGTGGCCGATCCCTTGGCAAGCGAACCAACCGCGCTCAGCGCCCCGCCCGCAAGGCCGGCAATCGCCAGTGTCTCAATCCCCATGACGATTCCTAAAAACGAATTTGTGAAACTCGCGACCGTCAGGCGTAAAACAACGCTCGCCGTTCACGGGCTCGAACCCAAGACAAGTGACCCAGCGATGCGATTGATGGAAGGTCGCGATGCAATGCGCCTCAATCCATTTGAACGGCGTGGCTTCGATCTGCCGCCGGAACACCCGGCACAGCCCGACAAACATGTGCGTCGGTATGATCCCGACCAACGACCATGCGATGGCGTTGCCGTTTTCCCTGTTGATGAAGCCGCCGGCCGCTACCGGCTCGCCATCGATCAGCGCGACATTCGTAAACGGCGCCGAGATCAGTTGCGAGAAGTCAGCGCCGGCCTTGATGACGCCGCGTACCCATTCCTCGGCCGCATTATTGCCGATGATTTCGATATCTCCCAATCGCGCTGCCCTGACTTCGATCAAAGTTCGGACTCGGAAATGCGCGGGTTGATGCCGAGCAAGGTCCACGGCATCGGCGCCGTTCCCATCATCACAATGCGCGGATCGGTGCTGAAACCATTTCCAGTTGGAGAATCGACCTGAACCTCGCCGCTGAACAAAGGATAGGCTTGCGACATATCGTCGGTCGGCTTGCGGAACGGCACCGCGTCGAATGAAATCGGCCCCGCCTCTTCATCGCCATCGCCGGAAAGATCAATCGCGTAATCGAACGACGCAGAATCCCGCAGGACGAACACCAGCCCGTTGACCGATTTTGTCTGGCCCACGCCGGCGCCGGACTGCGAGCCATAGGGCAACTTCATGCCGCGATAGATCCAGCCGTAGGAAAGCCCGACTTGCACTGTCGAAGCTGCAATATCCAGTGTGATCGATCCTCCGGAAACCGTCTTGTCGGCCTGTACCGCGCCATCCGCGATGACCTTGACGATTTCACCTTCCAGATGACCCAGACCGCTGATCGTCGAAGTCAAGACGCCCTTGTAGGTCAGCCCGCAATCGACGTGAAACGCATCCACCTGGGCCACCTTCATGTCCGCGCGCCACTCGCTTTTGTCGAGATAGGACGCCCGGTTCGGCCCGTCGAAATAGCCTTCCATCATCTCGATATAGCGCTGGGGGATGCCATCGATGGTCCGGCGCACGATCATCCACAATTCATCACGGTTGATCGACGAATAGACCTGCCCAGGATCGGAAGCGCCGGGGATGACGGAAATGCTCTCGACCACGGCTGGCCCGGCCTTGGAAGCCCCGAGCGTACACGGCGTCCAGCCGACCACGTTCTGGTCGCGCTTGTAGGTCATGCTGGTCAGCGTGCCGGTCAATAACCTTGACCACACCAGCGACAGCGGCTCGGCCTGGTAGACGATCTGCGCGAAGTTGCCCTTGCCGATGTGATCCGACAGGATCGTCACATCGGAGGCCTTCAAGGCGTCGATCTGAAAATTATATCCGAGATCGTAAAGCGCGCGTTGCGCGCGCTGAATAAATACCCCGCCGCTGTCGATCTGAACCGGCGGCGCATCGTAAGCGCGCACCGAAGTTTCAGGATCGGCCGCAAAGTCGCTTGGCGTCAGCGCGGCGCCCTTCGATTGAATGGCCCATTGCCCGATCGCTGTCCCGACCACCAGCCTGCGCGAGCCCATGATCCATACAATCGGGCTGGCGATGCCTGATGCCAAGGTGAAGTTCAGCGCATTGGTGTCCTGAATTGAAGGCGCGCCGGCTACCCAGGAATCCGGTCGCATGTTTTCGAAGTCGCCGGACTGCGACGCCCAAAGGGTCTGCGGCTGGTTGGCGTTGCGGCATGCAAACAATCGTTGCTGATAGAATGTCCCCGTGTGTGGCCATCCCGTCGTGTCGGACCACGCGCCCATCCGCCAGGATTCCAGCGGCTCCGTACTCGGCAAATCGCGGAACAGCTGCACGCCGCAAACCTGCGAACTGACGACATTCAAAATGATGCCCCATCCAGGCTCTCGCCCCGGATACTCGAAACGGATCATCCGCCCAGCGTCACTGGAAACGAACGGCCTGAAATCACCCAAGGCGGTGACGGTGGTCCCCCCCGTGGTGCCGTTCGGCTTCAGCAGTTTCGCGCTGGTATTGTAGCAGAATGCACCGCTTACGCCGCCTGAGATCGCAGCGAACGCGGGGCTTGAAGTGAACTGGAGGTAGAACGGAGAAGTCCCCGGCGTGAACGAATAAGTGTACCAGCCCGCACTCAATGCGCCGGGCGCAAGGATATTATTTCCGCCCGATGTCGTTCCTACCGTCGGCACGACGGTCCCGCCGCCGACGATCTGGAAATGCAGCGTGTGCACTTTTGTAGGCGCGGCCGTGGCTACCGCCTGAAAGACCAAACTTGACGCCGCGCCGTCCAACGCAGATTGCAGAAGCACCGCATTCCCGTTGGTGGCGAAATCAACGAAGCCGTTGCCGGTCGTGGCTTGCGTCCACTTGTCGATGCCGTTGCTGAAGCTGCCGTTTTGAATGAGATCGCTTTTGGTGAGATCGGTATCCGGATTGATGCCGAGCCACGGACCGTCCGCAAAGAACACCTTGACCAGCGACCATGATGTATCTCCCCGCCGCTCCAGTTTGTAGGGCGGGAAGTCATCATGGAAGATGTAATTGACGTCGGCGGATTGCGCCCAACGAAGCGCGCCGACAACCGAGGCCGGGTAAGGCGACGTTAACTCGATCGGCTCGCCACTCATGACGCGAATGTTTAAGACGCCGACATTATCTGCATTTTCATTGATGAATTGCAGAAAGACGGAGTTGTCGCCGTCCGGACTGAAGCCGATCGTATGCCAGCCCATACCCATGTTGCGGGATATGGCAAGGTCTGATTTGGTAGAATCGGAGCCTACCTGAACGGTGATGCTACTGTTTGGATTGCCGATCAGTTGGAACTTGATGACATGGATCTGGTTGGCGAAAGTCGGGTCCATGTTAAGCACATTCTCGCCCCACGCATATCCGTTACCAGCGCCCGTCAGACCAAGAGACGTGCCGGAACCTACGGCGGTTGCGGTGCCGCCAGTCGATCGATCGGACCAGCTCCCAAGAGCCGTCGTTGTCGGAAGCGCGGCGATCTGCCCCTGGTTGCGAAAGAACCGGAAATACAGATCGCCGGTCTCGATCATATAGGCTTGACCCGAAACCGGTTCGAACGACATCAGGGACGCGACCGAAGCCGAGTTCTTGATCTCCTTGATGAAGCGAGTGCCAGGCCGGAACGTGACACCACCTTGCGGCAGGCAGATCAGATTTTCCCCGCGCGAGATCGCGGCGGCATATTTGTCGAAGTCAACACGGCCGTCCATCCGCGGGGAAAATTCTCCCCCGTTACTTGATGGAATATAGGGTGCCGCTTTTACCATTTGATCCTACTGGCGCCCGAAACAAACAATATCAATCTGGGCCGCGTCCCCCGCGGTCCCACTAACCGCAGTGAGGACGCCGATGCTGCCAGCAACTTTGCTGAAAAAGCTGACGTAAGAAAAGTTCGTATCCGTTGAGCCGACGCACGCGTAGTTCGCACTTGCGAATGGCACCGTAAATGTCACGGTGTAATTGCCAGCGACAGTACGGGACACCGTTGCATTATAGGATGCGAGCACAGCCCCCGTTGATCCAACGAAACTGATCCATGCTTTTGCGCTACTGTCGTGCTGTTGCTGCTGCGATGGCGTAACGGCAACGACAGCGCTTGTTCCGGTCTGCTGATTGGCTTTGGACGCCGCCGCTACAGTGACGGTTCCGGAAGCGGTAATCGGGCCGCCCGTTGCCAGTCCCGAGGTTGCAACGCTCGTTACCGTTCCCGCGCCAGCCGGCGTGACCCACGTTCCGTCACCACGCCAGAAGGTAGAAGATGACGCGCCAGTCCCGCCGTTGAGTTGGGTTACGGCGACGTTTCCAGAGATGTCAGAAAATAGAGGTTGCGAGAGCGACGGAGCGCCGCTCGTCGAAATCGAGGCAACCCACTGGTGCGAAGCAGCGGCAACGGACATCACGCCGCCCAATGTGGTAGACGACGGGCTCGGCAACCGTGCAGCCGGAACCGTTCCGCTGGTCAGGTTGGATGCATTGGCAGCGTTTGCCGCCACAACCGCGTCAGCCACCGCCTGCGCTGCCGAAACCGGCTTACCGGCGTCGCTGGTATTGTCAACGTTCTCAAGCCCCGTCACGGCATGCACATCATTCCAGTCCGGGCCGGATATGCGCGATGGGTCTGCGCCCCTCAGCTTATCCGAGACGGTGCGGTGCTTAATGGTGATGTTGGCCATTAGATATCAAACCCTCCGGGGTCGAAGGCGCCGACATCAAAGGCCATGCCCGTAGCTTCTATTGTTTGCGAACCGAACCCAAAACCGCCGCCGCCACGACTGCCCCAGCCCCTTCGGCTGGTGGCCCAGCTTCCTTCCGGGAATTTCTCCGGCCAATCTTCCACGCCGTCGATCGATTTGGCGCGCTGGAACATCAGCTTTTCTTCGGCGTCGAGCGATTGGAACAGCGTGTTTGACTTCGCGATGGCCACCGCGAAGATTTTCGCCAGCCGCAGGATCAGGACCTGCCGGAACGAAGCCGTCATCAGGTTCGGATCGGTGACGGAACGGCAGTAGCGCAGGTAGATCGTGTTGGCGTTCGAGCAAATGACGTTGATATAGCTCTGATCGGGCTGTTGCAGCGCTTCCAGCTTGTACGGAACCTCGCCACAACCGGTCTCGTTATCGTGCACCGAAACCACGCGGTCGCAGTCTGACGGCAGCCCATAGGCAAATTGCCACTGGAACACAGGCAAGGTCGTAAGCTGCGCCAGCTTTGCCCGGGTGACGGCGAAATTCCAAACACCGGACCGCATCAGGTCTTCAAGTTCGGTGCTGAGAACATCCGCCGCAATGCCGGCGCTGCCGACTGAATCGTCCAGGCTGAGGATGCGCTTGGCACCGCCGCCGCGACGCAAAGCTGCGTTGACGAGTTCCGTTGCGGTTGTCACGCGGCGATCTTCTTGGTCATCGCGGCCTCTGCCTCGGCTTTGCTGCCGAATTCCTCCAGCACTTCATCGCCGCGCATCAGCTTGAACTTGCCGGCTTGTCCGCGGCGCACCTCGAACTCGCCCATCGGAGGACCTTCAGCCAACAGGATCAGTTGACCGATCACAGCGAGTTTGACCGCCTTTGCCGTAGGGCCGGACGAGACGATGATGACTTCGCAGGTCTCCAGCAGCTTCGCATCGCGATCATTGCTGTCATTGCGGTCGAAGCGGGAAATTCGGATGGTGTCGCCGGCGCGGAGCGTCTGGCGCATGTTGAGGAAATAGTCGTCGTTGAGCACGTCGGCGAGCGGCCAGGTCGTGCGCGCGGTCCAGCGCTGCGCGAATGGCATGGAATCCGACATGCAAACGTCTTTCGGATTGGCGCGGAGATCGGACATAGAGGCCTCATGGTGGGAGAAAAGAAAACGGGGGCTCGAAAGCCCCCGCCGTGGTTAGTTGAAACTGTAGAACAGCTGGATCTTTAGATTGCCGGAAGCCGGCAGGGCTGCCGTCGCCACGGTGATGAGCACGCTTTCATCGACCGTATTGGCGACGTCTTCGCCCGCAGTGACGCCGAACAGCGTCGGGGTATCGACTGCGGTGAACACTGCCGACGCACGATACTTGCCGGCCGTGGTGGAGTTGCCGATCGCGATCGTGGCCGTGGCAAGCGACGTATCGCTCGTCAGGACGCCGTACAGGAAGATCGCGCCCTTCGGAATGAGGCCGACGACAATAGTATCGGCGGATGCCTGAGCCGCGAGGGTAACCTGCTCGGAGAAGTTACGCACCGAACCGTGAACATAGCCGGGCGAAGGGGTGGACTTGGTGGGACCAAGCACCTTTGCCGACTGGACGCCGAAAGTCTGAGCCATGTGGCCCTCCTAAGATGAGATGGAAAACGAAAAGCCCGGCGAGTTTCCCCGCCGGGACAATGGATCAGGAAGTCGGGAGAGCCGCGGTTTCATCCACGGTGCCCTTGATGACGCCGGTGTCATCGATCAGCGCCGCTCCACCGGACATCCAGTGGTTGACGAAGAACGACGCCCGGTCACCGTGCCAGGTGATGTCGGCACCAACCGCGGCGCCTCCATCGGTGGCCGCGACGTTGCCCGCCACTGCGCCGGTCGCGTAACCGGTTGACAGCTTGTGATAGGCAAGCAGGGTGGCCGTGGAAGTGCCCGCGCCGGCGATGCCGGTGTGAACGCACCAGTTGGCATTCATCCAGCGCTTGAACGTCATGACAGGTGCGCCGGCCACATAGGGCAGGTTCACGTCGGTCACGTAGTCCGAGCGCTTGAACTCATCTACGGTCATCAGGAAGCCCCAGGTCTTGGCTCCCACCAGACAGAAGATGTTGCCATCGTTCGGAACGTCGTTGGCGAGCAACGAAGTAACGAAGTTGATGGCCGAGTTGCGGATGGCGGCCTGTGAGGTGACGGTCCAGTTCGAAGCGGTCTGGGTGGTGGTGCCCAGCGCCGTGATGATCTGGTCGTCGGTCTTGCGGCCAAGGGCCCAAGCACCGCCTTGCGCGATAGCCATGCGCTCGTCGATGTTGGTCTTGGCCTCGTCGAGCTTGTCGACCCAGTCGCCGGCGTAGAAGTCGGCGATGGTGCACGGGATCGCGGTGTGATCCTGGTTCATCGGGGTAATGACGCCGGCGCGCGCCTTGACGCTTGCCGTGCCCTTGCCGATTTTCTGGAACGTGGTGGTCGCACCGACAACGCCGTCCTTGACGCGGACGGTGCCGCGCAGGATCGAGCCCTGACGCTGATAGAGGGCCTTGGTCTCGGCCTGGTACGTTTGGATAAAGGCATTGGAAATAGACGTGCTCATGGGAATGCTTCCTTGGTGAGCGTTGCGGGAAGCACTCGCGGTCGCGTGGCTGCGCGGACGGACACGGGTGGCCTTTCGGGGCCGTGCGTCGTCAGATCAGGGGCTTTGCAAGTGATGGTGGGCGGGTGAGCCGTGACCGGGGCCTTGCGGGTGGCCGGTGGTGGCTCGTTTAGATATCCGTTTCCGGAATTAGCGGTTCATCATTCGTCCGACATTGGACATGAAGAGAACCGGGCGTTGTTTGGCTATGACTGATGGCGGCGGAATGGACGAGAACGCCGCAATGTCCGGCGATTCGACTACCGAAAGCGTGCCGAATATCTTGAAGAGACCGCTGATGTTTGCGGTATCCGTCGTTTCTGTAACTGCGAGCGTTCCGAGATTGCCCGACGCGAATGCGGCGATATCCGCAGTTTCAGTGGTTGAAAGCGCTCCCGAAACACCGGCGTTCCCCGAGAGGCTTGCAGTGTCCTTTGCTTCCGTGGTCGAGAGCGACCCGCTTGCGCCCGCGTTACCTGACAGGCTCGCGCTATCGGTGGATTCTGTCGCCGCGAGCGTGCCGGAGACGGACGAGCTACTGGCAAAGCTCGCGATGTCCGTCGTTTCCGTGGCGCTGAACGTGCCAAGAATTGCAAAACCGCCACTGAACGAAGCAGCGTCTGTTGCCTCCGCTGTCGATAGCGTTCCGTTGATCGAAAGCGAACCGGCGAATGACCCGGTATCGGTTGCTTCCGTTGCTGCCAACGAGCCTGCGACGCCAAAGACGCCGCTGAAAGATGCTGTATCTATACCTTCCGTTGTCGCGAATGTGCCAGAGACACCCGCATTACCACTGAACGCTGCGACATCCGCGCCCTCAGTGACCGCAAGCGCGCCCTGATCGGAGATCGCGCCGGCAAAGGCGGCTGTGTCTGTCGTCTCCGTAGCAGCAAGCGTCCCGGCAACTCCGAAGACGCCGTTAAAGGCTGCTGCATCGGTTCCTTCGGTTGTGGACAGCGCGCCGGAAACAACCGTGTTGCCGTTGAACGCGGCAGCGTCTTTCGATTCCGTGGCAGCCAGCGCGCCTTGATTAGCAAACGAGCCGGTGAGTGCGGCGGTATCTTTAGTTTCCGTGGTTGCGAGCGTTCCGGTCGGAGAAGCGCCGCCCGCCGCCGCCTGCAACGCGTCAACGGTCATCAACCAATCTTGCTGCGATGTTCCAAACACCACAGAGACTGAAGATTGAGTTACTGTTACGACTTTGGCTTGCGCGCCTTGGGCTTCATTGGTGAACGTTGCGCCGTTCACAAAGCCATAATCGAGCGTATATCCGCTTCCGGCAGTCGGCGTGTTGCCGTCCTGGCTGCCCATATTAGCCAATATTTCGCAATTGGCGTTGGTTGTCGTAAATCCAGTGACGGTCGGAATCGAAGCCGTTGAAGGCGCCGCGCTTCCGGCTTGTGCCGTTGCATTGAACGGGGTTGAAGTATTGACGCCCTTATGCGCCGTCAACACCATCGTTGCGGCGTTGTAAAACCCGGTTGTGGTTGCAGTAATTGTTTGCGCGGTTAGCGTTCCGCTTGCAAATGCCCACCACGTTTCAATGGCGAGCGAGGCAACGCCGTTTCCAATATCGTGCGGTGAACCAAAGGTTGTTCGCGCGGATTGCTTTGTCCACGTCAACCCACCGCCCGAAACCGACGTAATTACCGGGCTGTTGGTTGCGTCGCCTTGCCCGGCATACCGCAGAATGATGACATCGCCAGCCGTCGCCGTGGTGATAGCGGCGGCAATTGTGTTTTTGCTGCTATCGTCCTTTTTGACTGCGCTACCGTCTCGAGTGATCGCCACGGATGCGCGCCTCGCTTAACCGTGTGTTATAGTGCCAGCCGTGATCGTGACGGTGCCGCCCGAGGTAATCGTGGTGGTGCCGAGGATGATATCCGTGAGCGAGGTCCCGACCGTCAGACCGGAAACAACCGTGGTGCCAGAGTTATTGCGCAGCTCGGCCAAGGCCGCGGTACCGGAAGCGGAAGCGGCCACCGACAGAGGAACGCCGGCAAGCGTGGCAACGGCGCCCGAGATCGTGAACGGCGCGGTGCCAAGCGGGATGGTGGCGAGCACGCCAGTAGCGCCCGAAAGGCCCGAGGTACCGATGACAAGCTGGCCCGCGGTAGCGGATCCGGTCGAAGCCGCGGCAGTCTTGGCGGCAATCAAATCTGCCACCAACTGCATGCGGTTGGTCTTCAGTGTAGCCGCGTAGACGACAGACATTCATTTTCTCCAATTGTGCGCGTGATCAGGTGTTTGAGATGACCGCAAGCTTGTCGCCGGGAAAAACACCGCGAAACTCGGCCTGATCCGCAGCCATCCGGTGGCTTGATGTCGTGGCAACCGGATTCAAGCCGCCCACCAGCACGCTGCAAATCGTGTCGGTCGTGATCAGGATGAAGCGGGTTGCAGGGTCGAAAGGGGCTGACAGGACTGAGCCGGCGCCGATTGTAACCACCTGCTCAGTGATGCACGGATCTTTCGGAGCTTGCGCCGTACCTCGCACCGTTTCGGCAATGTCGGCGTATTCGGCAATGAACAGGCGGTTCGCCATCTCAGCTTGCCAGCGCCTTCAGCTTGCCGATGCGGGCTTCGTAATCCGCCTGAGATGCGGCAACCGCGTTTTCTCGCGTCACCAGATCCTTCTCGCGCGCATCGAGCTCGACCGATGTCGCGGTGAGCGCTGCGGCTTTCTTGTCCAGATCGGCTTGGTTTGATGCCAGCGCCGCCTCTCGCTGGTCAAGCACCTTTGACCGCGCGTCGGATGCGGCCTTGTCCGCCGCTACCTTGTCGGCATGATCCTGGGAGTCCTTGTCGAATGCCGCTTCGCGCACAGCAACATCGGCCGCAGCCTTGTCGGTTGTTGCCTTGGCGCTGGCGGCGTCTTGCGTCGCCTGCACCATCTGGTCGCGGGCGGTTTTGCTTTCGGCGGCGGCCGCGCGCAGGTCTTTGGCCGCCGCGGTCATCTTGGCGACGTTATCCTGCAACACGGCGAACTGTTTTTGCGCATCGGTGGGGGAAGCCAGAAGCTTCATCAGGGATTCGAGACTGTCCATTCCGGTGACCGATCCCGTGTTCGAGGCCATAACCGCGATCTTGAAATTCATCCCGGCCGGGACCGAGACTGTCCGCTCGTTTCCGGCCGTCAGTTTGCGCGCGCTGTTGGTCGCATCCGGGGTAACCCCGATATCGATCATGCAGTCTTCATCGCTGAGCAGCTTGACGATGCAGGTCCCGGGCTTGAAAGCCGTTGACTGCCCGCTGTTGGGCGTCACATCCAGCGCCTGCTCGCCGATCGGCGGCTCAAGCGGAATGGCGATGCTTCCGCGCGTCGTGCTGCCGATGTCGGAATACTCAGCTATGTAGAGCATGATCTGTTACCTCAAACCGAGCGGCCGGACTGCCCGACGATGCCGCCGGTGCCGTGCAGCTGCTCATTGATTTCCATGATCCGGCCGGCCACCTTCTTGTAGCCTTCGGTGCCCGGGGGATTGGCCGACATCAGGTTGTTCACCTCGGTCTGCAACGAGGTCCGCTCGCTGCCGCCGACCGCGCCGATGAAATCGCCCTCGCCCATGCGCCGGCCGATATTGCCGAGCATCCGGACCATGACGGGGTGATCGCCGAGCTTCTGGCCGTTCACCATCGTCTTGTCGAAGAAGTCGATCACCTCGGGGTGGGACTTGATCTCGCCGAACGCCTGGACGGCACGGGTGGCAAGGGTCTTGTTGGCGTCGTAGTCGGCGCCCCATTCCTTGCGCAGCGCTGCTTCAGCCGAGGCGCGGCCTTCAATAGCGACGCGGTTCTGCTCGTCCATCTGCGCGGTTGCCAGCGCCGTGACGGTCTTGGATAGGGCTGCCATGGCCGATGCAGGCACGCCGGCGGCGAGCGCCACCTTGGACAATTCGCCCTGGATGGCCTTGTCGGCTGGCGTGGCCTCGCGGCCGCCCATTTCGTACTTGTAGCCATCGACGGTCTCGGGAACGCCGATCGCCTTGTGAAACTTCGCGATGTCCTCGGGCTTGGCGTCCTTGCCGGGGACCTTGATCATGGCCGAATTGGCCTTGCGCAGGTCGAGCGCGACCTTCACGGCGTCGGCGGGACTGGCAAGACGGGTAGCAAACTCCTTGGCGTCGGGATCGGTGATGCCCGCGCGCCAATCGGCGATAGCCGCGGTCGGATCCGCAGCTGCCGGAGCAGCCGGATCTCCAGCCGCAGGAATCGCGGGAGGTGCGCCAGCAGCAGGAGCGGGACTACCAGCAGCAGGAACCGATCCAGCAGCGGGCGCGGCCGGGGCGGCAGGCGCAGCACTGGCGGGAGCGGCAGGAGCCGCGGCGGGGACTGCGGGGGTATCGCTCACTTGGCGGTCTCCGTCGTGGTGACAGTCGTAGCGACCGGATCAGGCTTCGCGGGCACGATCTGCGCCTTCAGATCGGCGATCTCCTGCTTCACGTCGGCCAAGCCGGCTTCGACCTTGGCCTCGATGGCCGCTTCGAAGTTCTGCATCAGCGTCGCGGTGTCGTGGCCGGCGAAATGGGTCTTCAGATAGTCGTGGATAGCCGATAGAGCACTCATGGCGTTCTCCTGTGGTTTGATTGTTGGAAGATTCAAATTGTGGTAGGGTTTGCGCTTCAAATCAGGAGCGCGGAATGTCAGAAATGGTCGAGCGGGTCACTATGGCGATTGCCAAGGCTAGCGGCGAAAAACCGGTCTTCGCGTATCGCTTTGAGGAAATGGCCCGCGCCGCTATCGAAGCGATGCGAGAGCCGACCCCGGAAATGTGGGACGCCTGCGAAAAGGCGCGTGCTGACTTCGAAACCGGAATTGGATGGCCGGTGATGATCGACGCCGCCCTTGCAAAAGAACCTGCTCCTGTTTGATTGCAGTTTGAATTTCAGCCCTGCGCGGGCGTTTCGTCTTTCGGTGGCGGCACGGATGCCCATGCCGATATCAAAGCCCCAATTCGTCGTGACCATGCGCGCGCGGCGAGCAGCGCGTGGTTGTTGAGGTCCCCTTCAAGCAATTGCTGGCCCTCGCAAGCATCGATTATCTGGGCCAAAACTCGACGTCCTTCGTCGGTCCCGTGAAAAACCCTCGAAAAGTCCCGATAGCGGTCCTGTCTCGTGTAGTTGCCGCGCCCTACCCTGACCGGCCGTAACGCCTCGATCAGCGACGCTATGTCCTCGTTCTGGGTGTTTGGCTTTCGCCCCGCACCCTCGCGCCTGCCGCCGCGTTTTGATAGCGGTTTGATTTCGTCGGTCACGCGGGCATTGTCTCAAGGCTGCGCGCAAGCTCTCGGAACGCCACGTAAAGGGCTTCTGGCTTGAACTGATCTTTGCTGTCCGAAACGATAGATACGGTACGGCCAAAGTTGCCGTCAGAAACGACAATCACGGCCTCCAGCGGGTTGAACTGCTTGTCGGCATAGGGATGGCTGAAGCGATGGATCGACATTGAGAGTTTCATTACGCCGGCACCGGTGCTTGCGTGGCGCTCGCATCGGCATTGGCCGCATTGCCGCGCGCCGTGGCGTGGTTATCAAGATACTCGATCATGTTTTCGAGCACCGGAATTGAGTCACGGACAAAGCCAAGAGCAGTATTGCAGGGCTGGCAAAGGATGCCTCGCACTGCGCCTGTCTTGTGGCAATGATCGGTTTGCCACCGGCCATAGCTGCCCGGATCGTCAGAGCGACAAATAGCGCAACACCTGCCCTGCGACGCAAACATGCGATCATGATCTTCTAAGCTGATGCCGTATTTGCTCCGGAGCCTATACTCCCTTATCTTTTCAGGATTGCTGGACCGGAACACCAGATTATTTCCCCGCCGTCGTGGTAAATCTTTCTTGGCAGATGCCATGCTAGCCAGACTGGCGCACTCGGTGCAATGACAGGAAACCGTTCGTCTCTCGGCTAAATGGCCGCTCTTGCACGGCCGGCCAGTGAAGTACCGATCAAGTCCAAGACGT